CCTCCGGACGTGACCGGGTTGAGCGAGCCCGGGGTCGGGGTCTCGTCGAAGTGCAATTCCTGCAGAACTTGCGGGACCTTGCCGTTCATTGTCCTTGTGTATGCCATATTCTTACCTCTTGAGCCTCACGGCTCGGTTGATTGTTAATGCCTGCTATACGGCGCCCTCGTCAATGAGAGTGACCTTGAATCCGATTTTGTCCGCGGTGTACCTGCCGTCTATCCTGTAATGGAACAGCATGTAGTGACCGCCCTTTACCGCCTTGACCCAGCCTTCCATGTCGAACGGCTCGCCGACATATGTATACCACGGAATACGGTAATCGCCACTCGTGAACGACAAGGTTGCTCCACCTCGAGCCCCGTCCGGTTGCGTTACCAAATCGTACCAGTTATTTCTTACGGCCTGGGTGTCGTTAGTGCTGCGGAACGGATAGTAGATGAAGCTCTGCATGTCGTAGAGAGTCACAGGCGATTCGGACCAGTCGTCCGCATAGTCCTTGTCTACTATATCGAAGAAGAACTGGGAACTGGTAGTCTGTTGCTTCGTATGGTAAGCGCAACGGAATTGCATCCCCTTTATTTCGCAGACTATCGTCCTTGAACCGTGCTCTACGTCCTCGTCCGCGATGTCGCTCGGAGGAATGACCGCCCCGAAGTCCGTACGTTCCGTTTCGGAGCCGTAATTGATGATTACGTCGTTTTCCTTGTATGTTACCCCGTATACCTTGGAGCCGAAATACACGAAAGGCTCCACGAACTTGAAGTACACGTAATCGTTCTCGTCGTCGTTTAACTGGAAGCTGTCGAGTGTTGCGTACCTGTACGAGGAGTTGGAACTCTGGAAAAGTCTCACGATTACATAGGTATTGTCCACGAGGTCCTTGAGTTGGTCGAACAAGTTCGTCGACGAAAGACCGCTATAGATTGTCAAAACGCGCATCGGCGAGAAATACCTGTCAGTGTCAAAGACTCCGGCGTTGTTGATTATAATGCCGCGCAGATTCGTGGATGTTATGCAAGAAAATGTGCTCCCGTAATCGGACAACGAAGATGGTACGTACAGGTCCGAGTTATTTTTTAAAAGTGGAATCTTGCCGGAGTTAAAAATTTCTTTAACCTTGGCAAAAGTTGTGGTAGGCGCGGTCCTGTCGAGGATGACGTACGAAGGAAAATTTTTGATGTCGTCAATCCCGAACCCCGAGTCCTCGATGTCGCCGTCCTCGGTAAGGCTCGCCAGGTGCCCTGCTGTCGCGCCGACAACCTTGTCGACCTTGCCGCCGAGGCTGCCGGGGGTCGAGCTCGGCGTCATGTCGGTAATAGTGAACATCGTGTTCCCGGAGGCGTCTTTCACCTTCATCCAGTACGTCTTGTCGTCTTGTACAAAAAGTCCGGCCACGCGCCCGTCCGAGTCGATGGGCACTGGCTGCTGCATGGCATGCAATTCGTCGTTGTATACTTCTGCCAGGTCGTCCGTCCCATCGAGATACACGGTGACGGAGCCGCCCACGAGGAGGGCCCCGGACCTGTCCTGGAACTGTTGTGTCGGGTCGAAAAGTCTAAGCATCTATCTCTCCACAATCAAACTACACGGGGCGCTAGTACTCGGGCCACATCAGGCGACCGCTGCTCGTGCTACCCATGGCAGACCCTATCGTAAATCCGGATTTTACGATGAACATGTTGTTGAGGTCCTCGTCCCACATGTCGCCCGGCGCCGTCTGCCCCGCGGCGATTCCGCCGAGCACCTTGAAGTTGCTCGCGCTTCCGAGAGACGGGAATCCGGCGATCCACTCTCCCATCCGGATCATCCCGGACGAGTCCTTCATGTAGTCCACGGCTCCGTCCACGTAGTGGAGGTACGGGCAGAACAGGTACTCGGGCACCGTCCGCAGGTAGAACGGGTACGAGTCGGGACCGGTAACGGATGCGCCCCATACTCCCGAGCCGTTCGTCACGGCCGCAGGTTTCCAGTCGGGGCAGTTCCCGGTGTTGTCCTCGTACGTCCACGTTCCCGCGTCGTCGGCGATGAACTGCGTAAAGCTGAAAGGGTGCCAGCGGAGCATCTTCAGCGGGTGCTCGTCGGAACCCAGGAAGATGTTCCTCGTTATGTTCACGACTCCCGCCTTGACCTTCCCGGCGATTTCCGTGTGCGGCGACTGCGACGTACCGTACATCGTGAACCAGAACCTGCTGGACTCCGTGAAGATGTTGTCGACCAGGGAGAGCTCGTAGACGTAGTCGCTCCCGGAAACGTACGGGAGCAGGTCCACCTTGGCGCCCCCGAAACAGGAGCGCATCGAGAGCCTGTTCAGGCGCCACTGCCACTGCTGCGTGATGCTCACGCCATTGAGCGACACGAGCTGCCCCTTGGCGTAGGTGTCGGCGTGCGCGTCGCTCATCCATATCTTGCCCTGGATTTTACCGCCGTTCCACGTGATGGCGCAGACCGCCGGGTCTATCCCGGTGTTACCTTCGATAATCAGCGCGCTGTCGTTGCCTCCGAGGTACGCCATGCCGTCCCAGCTCTTCAGGACGATTTCAGATTTGTTCACGAACAGCGCCGTGCTGGACGAGGAGTTCACGTAGACTTCCGCCTTCACGTTCTCGAGCGTGCAGCTCGCCCCGGATACGTTGACCGAGGACGTGCTCACGTTCTTGAGCGTCAAGAACGCCGCCATGTCGATGCTCCCCGACATCGCCCTGTTCTCGAAGTCCAGCGTGTCGGTGGTGATGGACGGGGCCCTCCCCCTGCGTTCCTTCATGACTTCGTACCAGCGCCGGGCGGATTCGAACTTCTGCAGCTCCGGCTGCATGGAGAACTGGACGTGGTGCCCCGCACTGATGAGGCCGGGGTCCCAGGCCGAAGACGCACCCGTGAAGATGCCGTCGCCGTACCCGGTGCCGGTGAGCACCACGAAATCGGACGCCATCCTGAATGGTTGCCCCTGCACCACCACGTTGTCGAGCGTAATGGACGCCCCGCCGGAGTAGACCGTCGCAATCTGGCCGAGCGCCACGAGTACTCGATTCTGTAGTGTGACGTTTGCGTTGAGTTCAAAGTCCGCCATGTAGTTCGTGGCGTCTATCACCATCGTCCTGGCCCCGCATCTCCAGAAGCCGCCAGCGGTCCTGAACCACGAGGAATGCGCCACGGCGTCCGCCGCAGTGAACGTGAAGTCCGCCACGTAGCTGTCGCGCGTACCGATGACCTGTACCTTCGGGCATGCGAACCCTCCGGCCGTAAACTTTGCGCCCGGGTCGAAAAGAATCTCTTTGGTCGTGCTCCAGGTGTTTGCGCTCGTGTACGTTCCGATCGTAAAACGGACGCGCGGAGCAGTTGCCATCTGGAACGAGCCGACCACGGCCGGGTAGCTCAAGAGCAGCGAGACGTTCGCCTCGGTCCCGGGCTTCACGCCGTAGACGCCGCAAGGGAGCACCTCGTCGTCCCACATCAATATCCACTTTCCGGTGTCGCTCACGTCGGAGCCGATGACGTAGCCGCCGTCCTCCTGGTTCTCGCTTTCGGAGTCCCAGACGTAGGTGCGCGGCGGGCAGTCGCCCTCCTCGGCGTACCACTTGACCGTGACCATGCCGAGTTCCGGATTCACCTCGCGCAGCTCTTCCACCGTGTTCACGGTATTCCTGGAATAGCTCGCGATGTCGAAGTCCATCCCGACCTCGTAATCTCCGACCGGCTCGAAGTCCGTGTCCGGGGACGCCACGGAGAGCATCCCCTCGGCCCCGATGTACTTCTCGATGACCACGTCGAAGACGCCGAGCGCCGTGAAGATGGTCGAATCGGTAAGCCCCGCGTGCAGGAGCTGCGGGTTCTCTGCCTGGACGTATTCTCCCCCCTCGAGGGTATAAAGGTGCGCGTATTCGTCGGAATCGTGCAGGAAGACCTTCATTCGGCCTTCGACCGGGAGCCCCGTTTCCGGGACGATGTACGGAGAATTAGGAAGCGCCAGCCGAATCATCTCTGCCTCCGAAGATCCTGTCTGCCAGGTTCATGTCCATTTCTATCTGCCTGTTTTCCAGGTCCATCTGCTGCGCAGCGGCCTGGTGCTCGAGCTTCATGCGTCCGCTCTGCGCCTCGATGGCCGCCTTCTTTGCAGCGGCTTCGAGCTTGATGCGCTCGCGCTCCGCCTCGATGGCCGCCTTGTCGGCGTCGCCTCCGGACGCCAGCTGCGCCTTGAGGATTTCGTCCTCCATTCCGTACTGGTGGTCGAGCTGCATCTTGCGGAGCTCGAAGAGCTGGTTCTTGTCCTGGCTCCTGTCGGAGCGCTGGAAGTCGTCGACCTGCGCTGTCAGGCGCATGATTTCCTCGTCCTTCTGCTCGATGGCCTTCTTCATCTCGCCGATGACCTGTTCCATCTCCTGTTCCATCTGCGTCGGTTCCGGCACTCTGTTCAGGTCGACGTAGAGCTGTGCCAGAATTTCGTTGTCCGGGTGCGTCTTCAGGATGGCGTTCACGATGGAGCGCTTCTGGTTAGGTTCGACCACGTTCATGAGCGCCGAGAGCTCCGCCCTGGCGATCTGGTTCTGCATGTAGGCGTCGGGTCCCTGCGCCACGTCGATTTTCTTACCGGGGTAGCCCATGAGCACCATCACCGTGTCGCCGAGCGCCTTGAAGCTCGTGCGCAGGTGGCTGTAGAAGTGCTTGATGTTGTTCTGGAATACCTGGCTCGTGTACATCACGGCCGTGGCCGTGATTTCGCTCTCGTTGTCGGCGAGGCCCTTGGAGTCCACGCCGGTGATGCTCGAGAGCATGTTCATCGTGCCGTCAATGATTCCCTGCAGGTCCGTGAACTGGATGTTCGGGGTGTAGACCTCGGGAATCTGCAGCTCCGTCTTGTTGTCGTTCGCGAGACGCTGGGAAGGCAGGATCGGGTTCACTCCGGTTCCCGCCTGCTTGTAGTACTTGTCGTAGTCCTTGAAGCATTCCATGTAGCCGCGGAACATCGGCTTCGGGGACAGCGCGAGGCGGTCCATGAGCTGCACCATCGCGTAGTTCACGATGCGCTGCACCGTCTTGCCCTTGGCAATCAGGCCACGGTAGATTTGCTTGTCGTCGTCCGTCCATGTCCGCTCGCCGAATACCGGGAAGATGGGGATGCGGTGGATCGGGAGCGCCTTGTCCGGGATGGCTTTACCTTCCTCGTCGGTATTCACCACCTCGATGTCGTTCACGAACGTGGCCGTGTGGCACCCGTCGGTGTCCAGGTAGTAGTAGGTGACGATTGGAATCAGTAAACCGTTGTTGAAGGCGCCCGTGAATACCGGCTGCGCCTTCTTGTCCGGGACGTACTGTTCGCCCATGTGCACTCGTATCCATTCCTTGGAGCGGTAGTCGATGAGGGCGCCCTCCATGGCGTCGGAGCCGTCCAGCTCGTTGCTGTCCGGGTCGAGCATCACCCGTTCCGGGTCCGTCACGGCGTAAATGACAGGAACGTTGCGGCCGTCGGAGGTCTCGTCCGTGCCGAGCGCCAGTACGCCGAGCCCGAAGGACACCACGTCGAGGAGCGCCTCCTCGGTGGCAAACCTGTTGGAATCCTCGCTGAAGAAGTCGTCGATTTCCTTGTCGATGTCCGGGTCGCCTGTGTACCAGGTGTACGGGAATATCGAGTACTTGTTCGCGACGCTGTGCACCTGGTTCGCCAGGACGTTGACCGTGACGCGGTTGCGCGCCTTCGATATGAAGGTGTCGTCCGCCTTCGTCCACTGCCCTTCCCCGCTCATGAAGGAGCGGTCCTCCCGGATGCGGTCGTACATCTCGGAGTACGCGTCGCGGGAGCGCTGGGCGAATTTCTTGAATTTCTGGAGTAGATTCTCTGCCATATATCCTTCCATGTTCAAACTACACGGCGGTTTATTTCACGTCGAAGGTCGGACGGGCCGCGGCCGTACCGCGGAGCAGGTCGTTCCCTTCCTTCAGGAGCCAAATCTTGAACGCGTCGCGCTTGGCCGGGTCCGGGTGGCCAGTCACCACGATGCCGGGGTTCTTGCGGATGTCCTCGATGAACATCTCGGACTCCGTGGAGAGCGGCCCCCTGCTCCCTCCGAGAATCTCGGAAGCAGAGAAGGACGCCCTCTTGCTCTTTCTTTCTTTGTCCTGGTACTTTCGCAGATCTTTCAGGCTGATGTTTGTCCCAGAAAGTCCTACCATCGCGGCAGCATCGTCTCCGTACTGGTTCGTCAAGTAAGATTTCAGCACGTCCACGTACGTGTTCGGGTCCTTGGCGTAGTCCTTGAGCCCGCGCTTTTCCATGAGCGCTATCAGTTCCGGATTCTTGAGCATGGCGCGCTTCGAGAAGTCGGGAGCCCCGACCAGGAAACTGTTGTCGATGATGTCTGCGACGCTGGTCTTGTTGTCCGGCATCGCCTTCGACATGTCGCGCATGATCTGCACCCCCTCCGTGAATTCGTCCACCGCGGCCTTGTTCTTGGAGAGCTTGCCCACGTTGACGATGTCGTAGGCGGCCTGGAGTTCCTCTGGAGTCATCCTGTCCGGCTTCACGCCGCGCATCAGCTTGTCGAGGTACTGCGAGTCGGTTTCTTTCTGGTGCAGCTTGATTTTCGCCTGCGCCTCGTTGACGAGGTTCAGCCCCTTCTGCTTCGGGGACGTGTTGTTCTCGAGGAAGTCCCTCAACCATTTCGGAGTTCTTCCGCTAACTCTGCCCACGTTTATGAGTTTGCCTATTCCTGGAGCTAAAACCCTATTGACTCCGAGATTCGCCGCGGTTCCTATTCCTGCGTCGATGGCGGCGTCCTCCAGCCCTGCGTAGTCCTTCGTGCCGAGGCCGTAGTCCAGCGCCGTGATGGCGGACGGGGCTATTGCCGCGGCGCCTACCGTCCCGGCGACCTTCCCTGCAGTGCTGCCGAGCAGCCCGCGGGAAATGGCGGCCTCCGCACCTCCCATCGGGATGGCGTAGGCTGCGTTCTGCGCCACGTCCATGATGGTCTCGGCAGCAGTCGGGTCTCTCCCTTCCTTGAACGCATTCATGCGCCTGGGAGTGAAAAGGTCGGCAATCTTGCCCGCCGCGAAGTCGAGCGGGCGCACGATGTTTCCGTCCTCGTCCCTGCCGTGCAGGGCGTTGTCCCTCTGCGTCACGATGTCGGCGTTCATCTTGTCCAGGTTAGCCTGCCGCCATATTTCCTTGACGGTCTCCCATCCGCGCTCGCCGAGCGTGGTGTCCTTCTTCAGCGCCTTCTTCTTCCAGGCCGCCTGCTTCTTCGGGAAGTCTTCGATGAACTGCTCCATGGCGCTACGGCCGCCTTCCTCGTCCTTCAGGCCGAGCAGGCCGACGACGGACTCGTAGTCGGGAATCCCCGGCTCCTCGGAGCGTTCCAGCTTCTGCGTGAGCCACGGGTAGGTCTCGCCGAGGGAATCCAGGACGGCGTTCGTGTACAACTCCTCGGTGATTCCCGGGGCGGTAGCGAGAATTTCGGAGACGCTGGGTTCGATCCCGAGCCCTGCGTTCTTCCTTGCTGCGATGATTTCGGACACGGTAGCCATTATTTCTTCCTCTCGAGGTAGTCGCCGTTGGGCCCTGCGACCCACTTGGCAATCTTGAGCACTCCGTTCTTTTCCTTCTTCGTGAGACCGCTCCACCAGGCGTTCTGCTCGGCGGGGCTCTTGCCTTCGATTCCGGCCACCATTCCGTCTATTTTCTTGGAGAATGCGTCGGCTTTCGCCTTGTCCTCGACGGTCTTGCCCTTCGATTCCTGAAGGAACGAGAACAGCTTGTCGAAGTCCTCGCTGTTCATCTTCGGGCGGAGCACGGTGTCCACGTAGGTCCGGTCGTCGTCGGTCAGCGTGCCGTTCGCCTGCTTGTACTTGTAGAAGTTCACGAGTTCGGTCACGTTCTGGCCCTGCGACGGTCCCTTCTCGAGAGCCGAGCGGAGGCGGTCGTAGGACGCGGGGAGCTGCTGGCCCGTCTTGGACTGCCATTCCTCGGCGGAGCGGAGCGCCACCTCGATCTGGTTGCGGGCCATGGCGCGGTCCTCGTCGCTCTTGGATTCGAGGCCCCAGAGCAGCTTCTCGGCGTTCTTCAGTTCGTTCTCGATGGCGCTGGATGCAACCCCCGCCTGCTGGCCTCTTGCCATCATGGCGTCGTAGGCGCTCATGTCGCCTATCTCGGCGCGCTTGGCCGCGATTTCCCATTCCTGGCCGCCGTTCTTCAGTTCCGGGTACTGCCTGTCGATGTCGGCGATGCGGGCGTCGAGCTCCGCGAGACGCGCTTCCTTCTCTCGTATCTGCGCGTTGATTTCCGGGAACGCCTCGGCGGCAACGGGAGCCCCCTGCGGGGCCGGATTCGCCATGGCAGCTTGCTGTGCCGCATCGAACGCGGCCTGTCCTCCGGATGCCCCGGGCGCCATCTGGGGCGCCACCGTCTGCGGTTCCATTCCTTTCCACCTGAAAGCCATTTTTAAGCCCTCCATTTACTTTTGTCGTGTTCGTAGTGCATGGTGCCCCACTGGCCGAGGTTCGAGTCGGCCTGGCCGAGGGATTCGTCCACCTTGCCCTCGCTGTTGAGGTGTCTGCTGTTCGGCCATGCGAGCTTGCCGTTCCTGTTCAGGGCGCGACCGATGCTCGGGTATGTGAGCAGGTCCTTCACGTACTCGGTGGTCTGGCGGATGTCGTCGCCGCCCTTGTACGTGTACCACTTGCCCTTCCCGCCCTTCCAGCGGATGTGGATCTCGCCGTCGTCGCCGATGATGATGCCGTCCACCGCCGTGGATTTCGGACGGATAGCCCTGCGCGGCTTCGTGTCCTCGCCCGGCCACCACTCGATGAGGTCCCCCTCGTTACCGCGAGCCACGGCCCTGTTGTGCTCCTGCAGGGACTGCGCGAGCACAGCGTTGATGTCGGCGCGGCTCATGGTGGCTCCGTTCAGCGCCGGGAGCACGGTCTTCTTGCCGTTGATGTAGGTCCTGTTCTGGTCTTCCACGTTGTCCACGTCGTACCAGAAGTCGCTGTCGAGCTGCGGGTAGTCGAACGCAGCGCCCTTCATGCCGGAGCCCGCGAGGATGCGCGAGGCGGTGCTGGACGCGAAACGCCCGCCGGCACCTGCGCCGGCGAGACCTGGGAGCAGCCCCATCAGGAAACGGGGAGCGAGCTCGAGTATCTTGGACCACGAGATAGCCATCGACTAGCCCCCGATCTGCGCCTTGAGTTCCGCGATTTCGGAGCGGAGCTTCTCCGCTTCCTGGACGAGAGCGGCACGTTCCTGCGCCTTCCCGCGCATCATGTCGGCGGCGTCGCCATAGACCTTATTGCGGCGCTCCTCCTCGTCAATCCTGCGCGCCCTGTCCTCGTCCTCGATGCGGTTGCGGCGCTCCGCCTGCTCCTTGTTGAACCTGCGGTTCTTCATGTCGGTGATGGCGGTCGCCGCCTGCGTCAGGCTCTGCGCCCATCCGTTCTTCACGGAGTTGGGCTGCGCGGCCTGCAGGTTCGAGCTCCTCCACCTAAAGTTTACTGCCATTGCCATGTTTCACCCCCTTACCCGAACAGGGCCGTCCCGAGCTGGACCGCCGGGCCGAGCAGCTGGCCTACGCCGTTGCTGCGCTGCGCCGACAGGTTTGCCTTGTTCTGCGTCACGTCGGAGTATGCCTCAAGGTCCGCGTTGTTCTGGTTCGCCACGTTGCCGTAGTAGTTGCCGATGGCGTCTCCGAGGGACTTGCGGTCTTCCCCGTAGAGTCCGGCGACGGTGCCGAGGTTGCCGAGGTACTGCTGCTTGGCGCCCTGCCCGGCCTGCCATTCGGCCATCTGCTGTGCACGGTCGCGCATCATCGTGTCGAACGCCGTCCTCCAGGATTCCGTGGCCAGCGCCCTCTGCTTCGCAGCCACCTTGTCGTTGTAGTTGCTCGAGAACCTGTTGCCGCCTGCCGAGGCGCCAGCGTTGATGGCGTCCATCGCCTGGGCCGCAGCCTGGTCGCGGAACGGGTCGAAGAAGTCCTCCGCGGTCTTGTCGTAGGAGAACGTCTCGGGCCCCTGCCCGATGGCATCGGCAAGCCTGGCCACGGCATCGTTGTACTTGGCGGCGTTGTCGCCGTACATGCCCTGCATCTGCCCAAGGTACTGGTCGTACAGCCCGCGGTTCTGCGCGGACACGGAATTTGCGCGGGAGAGAATCCCGTCGAGCGTCTTCTGCGCGGCGTTAATCTGGTCGCTGTTGCTCGTGCCGAGCAGGTCGCCCAGGTAGTCGAATACTCCAGCCATTATTTCTTCTCCTTTTCCTTCTTGGCCTTCTTCTCGTCGGCCTCGTCCATGTCGATATTGTCCAGGTAGTCCTGGATGGAATCCTTGAGCTTGCGCATGAGCGTCTTCAGCTTTTCAGTTTCATTTTCAGTGGCCATCGTTGCCTCCGTAGTTGCCATAGATCGTTATCTCGCAGAATGCGTTCTCGGGAATCGTGAATCCGGTCTCTCCCGCCCTGATGATGACGCTGCCGCTTCTGTCCTTCGAGGTCCACGACAGGGCCTTCGTGTCGTTCGGGGCGATGGGGAGCTCGTTTCTGCCCGCCTGCATCACCCCCTCGATGTGGATGAAGAACGGGGTCTTGGTCACGTGCCATTTCTTCTCGTGGCCCGCCCTGTAGTCGTTCCACACCCCGGTAAGGACGCCCCAGATGTCCTCCTTGGGGCTGTTCGCGTTGATCACCGCGTTTCTCATATCATCACCCCGCTAGATTCGGCGCGTACCGCGCAGGCGGTCAGCACCAGGTCCGTCGGGTGGCTGTAGGTCAGCCTGATGACGCACAGGCGCACCATCCCGAGATTCAGCCAGCGCACCCTCTTGGAGTAGTCCCCGGTGCGCCCGATAGTCGCGGAGCGGATGTTCCCGAACGTGTTGCCGCCGTCCTTGGAGATTTCCAGGAGCATCTTCGGCTCGAGGGTGTAGTCGTTCCACGTTCCAACGTTGCACTCCACCGCCAATTCTTCGAACATGAACGGCTTCAGGCCGTCGGTGACCACTGCCGTCTGGCGGTGGCGCACCATCGGGAGCGTCGTGCCGTCCGGATAGTCCTCGCTCCAGTAGTCGTCGTGGAACCTGCAGAGCAGCCCGTCGTTCGTGAACGCCCAGAACTTCTCGCGGAAGTAGGCCACGCCTCCGGCGCGCCACTGGGTCTCCTTCCAGCTCTTGATGTCGCGACTCGTCCTCTGGTGCCATCCCCCGTCGATGGTGTCCATGCACCACGTCTCGCCCATGCTGGTCAGCTGGAGCACGTAGAACTGGTGCTCTCCCACGCTGTAGCAGAACCCGTAGGAGGAACCCGTCGCCTCGGCCTGCACCTTGTCGTCGAGCCAGTCGTCGGAGATTTTCTCGAAGGACGTACCAGTCACCTTCATGACGCACTTGCCGTACTGGGCTCCGCTCGCCACGAAGTACACCGACCCGCCGATGCTCGCGAGGCTGTTGGGAGCCTCGAGCCCGAAGGTGTTGGTACTCGTGTAAGACGTGCGAATCCAGTCCTCGAATTCTCCGGACCCCCTCTGGAATACGTCCACGGACTTGGGGCCGAACACGTAGAGCGTCGGGCCCACGGCGTAGACCGCGATCACGTTGTCGCTGGAAGATTCCCCGGAAAAGTACAGCTGGGCGCCGTAGTCGTCCTCGAACACGTGCTTGTCGGAGTCGACCTCGACCGTCTTCACGTTCACGCCGTCTTCCTCGTACTGCACCTGGCCGTCGACGATGGAGAACATCTTCCTCTTGTCGCTGTTGAGCGGGTAAGGTTTCGAGTAGTAGACGAACCCGGAGCCCGTGTCGTTCACGACGATGGAACCGGCCACCACCGCCACGTGGGTCGGGGTGATGGTCCCGCCTTCCCCGTTGATTCTTTCCGGCAGCTGGATCTGCTTCAGCTCGCCGCCTTCCAGCAGGTCGTAGTAGTACATGTTGGCGCCGTCGACGACGAGGAGGAGCGCCCTCGGGCCTCCCGCCTCCGCGAACGAGACGCGGCTGTTGTTGCTCGCCAGCGTCCCGAGCGCCACGTATTCGCCCGTCGGGCCTATCCTGTAGAGGGTGTTCCCCATGACCGCGAACAGGTCCTCCGTGGACGCCGTAGCCCGCAGGCCTATCGTGGAGACGTAGCACCCGCGGCACTTGCCGCCGAGTTCCGAGACCTTGCGCAGCCCCGGCAGGCTCTCCATGAATTCCTGCTTGCCGTTCCTGGCGTAGTACATGTTGGAGGACCACTCCGAGCCCTGCACCGCAGGGTATTTAGCCTTCGCGGAGCTGCCCACCAGCAGCTGCATCACCTTGCCTGTCGCCATCCCGTCCCCCTAGAATCCGAGCCCGCCGAGCAGGTCCTCTGCCGGCCTCGTGTATCCGTTCACCAGGAGCTCGTCGTTGCAGAGCGGCCTGTTCTTCGCCGTGCTCGAGTCGATGGCCTTCATCGCACCGGCGAGGTCTTCCGCGACCTCCGCCTTGTACGAGTACAGCTTGTACTTCTTCACCATGCGCATCTCGAGCGTGAAAAGGATCAGGTTGTAGTAGAGCTGGCTCAAGTAGATCTTGTCGCCCAGCCTGTAGTTCGGCAGGGCTGAATTCTCGTAGATTCGGAGGTCCGTCGGGTAGCTGCCGTTCAGGCGGACGCGCCCGATGCGCCTGGTCTTCCCCGAAGGCGCCATCTCGGTTTCCACGCCGTAGCAGTAGATTGTCGGGAGCGAGTACGTGAGCGCCCTGTCCATGGTCTCGGGCTCGCATGGGGTCAGCCGGACGTACCGGATTCCGACCATGCGGGAGACTCCCTGCACGTTGTCGGGGGGTTCCTGGTTTACGGTGTTCGGGGCCTGCGGCTCGCCTTCCTCGAGGACTCTGTACACGATGTCTCCCGCACCGCAGACGTCGTGCGTCTTGACGGTCAGGCTGATGTAGGAGTCGGAGTTGAGCTGCGCGATGGCCCTGTTGAGCAGGCCCTCGCAGGATGCCGCGAGGTCTCCGGATACCGTTTCACCGTCCCCTACAAGAGACAGGTCCTCGCACGCCTGCTGTATCAATTCGTTGACTGAAATCATGGTCTTGTCCTTCCATGTTCAAACTACACGGGGCAAAAAAAAAGGGGCTCCCCGCGAAGGGAGCCCCCGTTGTTCCGGGAGAACAATGCAGCTTCTAGTCGAGCTGCAAGTACGTGGTCGTGGACTGCCTGTGGTCGAAGATACGGCTCACGAACGGCATGTCGATACGGAAGTAGGAGACGCCGTTGATGATTTCCGGGGCGGACTGCATCTTGAGGGACACGTTCTCGTACACGCCCACGTTGTCCTGCTTGGCGGCCGGGAGGTTCTTGAACTTCTGGCCGGAGAAGGAGAGCGCCTTCTTGTTGCGCACCTGTCCCACCTGGTAGTGCTTGCCGGCGGTGATGCCGGAGACCGGGGTGAGGGTGAGCGTGACGGTCGTGCCGACCGTGGCCGATCTGATGGTCGCGGCGGCCATGTGGGCGTTCGGGTTGCCCCAGCTCTTGCCCGTGGCGCTGATGCGCAGGCCGGGGATGACGGTGCGGGTCTGGCGGGCGCCGTCTTCGTCGTAGTAGACCTCGGAGACCGGAATCACGACGTAGGCCTGTTCGGTTTCCACGCCACCTTCGTCGACCACCTTGAGGCCGTCAACGGTGTACGGGACGCCCGGGATCACGTCGCCGGACACGCCGGAGCAGGTCATGATCTGGGAAACGCCCAGGACGTTGTTGCTCGCGTCCTTCTTGACGGTGCCGGACACGGTGAGCGAAGCCGCCATGCCGGTGGTGTCGAGAATCGGCAGGCCGGGCAGCTTGACGCAGGCGGCCTCGTTGTAGGTGCCGAGGGACGCATCCTCGTAGAGTTCCTTCTGGATGTCGCTCGGGAGAAACAGGTTCGCGCCGGTGCGGGCGATTTTGGAGAAGGTCTTCGGGGTCTGGAAGCAGACGCGTTCGCCGACGATGGAGAGTTCGTCGAGTGCGCTGGATGCGTCGCCGAGGAGGTCGTAGCCGACGGAGCTGGTCACGACGACCTGTGCCGAGCGGTAGACGTTCTCGCGGATGACTGCGAGCTGGACTTCGCGGGCCAGCTTCTTGGCGCGCTTGTCGACCATTTCCTTCTTGAAGTCCTCGATGTTCTCGATTTCGTCCCACATGTCGGTTTCGGCGGCAGTGTTGTAGTTGTCGAGCCATGCGGTCACTTCGACCTGGTGAGCCTTGTCCGGGTGGGCCACGAGGCCCTGGGATACGGAGCCGGCGTCCGGGAGGTAGCCGTGGACGGACATGCCGTACTTCTTGCCTTCCATCTCGCTCTGCGGGAAGAGGTCGTCGGATTCCTTGAGGTAGTTCATGTTCTCCATGATCGCGGCGGAGAGCATGATGAGTTTCTTGCGGGTAGTAAATTTACCAGCCATGATGATAGCCTCACGTTTTTGAGTGTTGATGTCTGTGGAGTGTCGGGCCCCTCCGACAACAAAACGGGGCGATTGTCCCTGCCTTCAGGCCGCAGGCGCCATGAATAACGGTTTACCCGCCGTTTCGGGATAGAGGGCGTGCCTCTTCACCCATAAACTACACGTGAGCGGAAAAAGGACCCCCGGAGGGGTCCTTTGGCACTACTCAAGGAGAAAAATCCTGTCTATCCGCGGTGTTCCCGGAGCCACTTGCGTAGCGCCTTCGGGTCGTCGAACATGTCGGTGTTCGTGAGGGTCCCGCCGCCCGCCTGCTTGCCCGGGCGACCCATCGGCGGCACCACGTTCGGCCTGCCCGCGGGATTCTGGGGCGGAGGATTCCCGCCCGCCGGCGGCTGGTCGGCAGCCTTGGTGATGTCCGCCTCGACCTTGCGGAGCTCGAAGTAGATGGCCATCGGGCTCGTGCGCCTCGGGTTGAATACCTGCTCGAAGCACGCGCGGTCGTTCAGCAGCTTCTCGAACACCACCGGGCCCATCGGGTCGTTCAGCAGGTAGTCCGACGCCACCGGGCAGGAGTCGAGAATATGGCCAAGGCCGTGCTTGTTGGCGTAGGCCACCCGCTCCAGGAACTTGTCGGAGCGCGCCTTGTCGCCACCGAACGATTCCTGGACGTGACCGTACCATTCCTCCTGCCTCTCGAGCAGCTCCTCCTGTTCCTTGGCCTTCTTCTGCTCCGCCTCGAGGCGTTCGGCTTCCTTCTTCGCCAGTTCCTCGTCTCGGGTCGCCAGGGCGGCCCTTACGCGCAGGTCCGTCAGGTAGTCGATGTAGTCCTCGTCGTTGTCGAAATCGTCGCGGGTCTTCTTCGGTTCGGCCACGGTCTGCCGCTTCTCGAGCTCCGCGAGCTTCTTCTCGAGGGCAGCGAGCTTCTCGTCGCGTGCCGCGAGTTCCTTCTCGTGCTTTTCCTTCTGCTTGGACAGCTGGCGCTTGAAGGAGAACTCCGCGCGCTTCATCGGGTCCTCGGGAATGTCCTTTTCCTTCTTCGGCGTTTCCTCTCCCTTGGGCGGCTCCCCTGCGGGAGGCGGTTCTTCTGCCGGAGGCGTGTCCTTCGGCGGTTCATCGTCGGCCGGCGGCTCCTCGGCGGGAGGCGTGTCCTGCGGAGGCTCCTCGGCCTTCGGCGGTTCCTCTGCCGGCGGAGTCTGCGGTTCCCTTTCCTCGCCTTCTTCGAGGACTTCGTCGAATATCTTGTCTAGTCTTCTTCCCATTGTTGTCTCCTGGTTTATCGTTCCATTCCGTTTGTGTGAACCTTGAACCTGTTCTCCTTCCAGAACACCGCGCCTTCAAGGTTGCATTCCTTGGCGCAGCATTCCACTATGTCCATCTTCGTGTCGCATTCGTTGACGATGTCGGCCTTCATCCGTCTGGTCGTCGTGTCCCTCACCCAGTTGCGCAGGCGGTTCTGCACCGCCTTGACCAGGTAGTTCACGATCGTCCTGGGGTTCCGCTTCGCATCGACGAACTTCTCGGCGGCACGCAGCGCGTTGAATACCATCTGCGACTGCACCTCCTCGTCGAGAAGTTCCGGGAGTCTCGCCTTGTATTTCGGGTCATTGTCCGGCATCGTCTTCGTCGCCAACTCCACCACCCCGATGATGATCTTCCCGTAGATGGCGTCGATTTCCGGCGGGCACTTCCCGCACTTGCGGAGCCTGATGGCCATCGGGAGTATCTCGGCCTCCTCCCATACGTTCTTCTTCGACTTCACCGCCATGCTAGTACTCCGACATGATGAGCTCTTCTTCCGCCTTGGTCACTCCCGTGCGGACCCTTCCGGCAGCCATTGCCGGCTCGTCGCCCGTCCAGCGCTCTATGCAGGTAAGGGCCGCGGCATCCCCGATGTCCGGGGACATGCCTATGAGCTTGCGCCATTCTTCCTTGTCGATGATCAGCAGGCGCCCCTGCCGGTCCCTGTGCCACGAGCACGTGCACAGCTGCTGTCGAAGGTGCGCCACCACCTCCGAGCCCACCAGGTTTCCTTCCGAGTCGTACAGCATCGTCTTCGGCGTGAATCCGATGTAGAGCCCGTTCTTCACGTACCACGCGAGCGAGAACCATATCCAGGCGCGCATGTTGGCGTATTCCTGCTCCTGGCCTTCCGGGGCCCTCGACGAGAACGGTATCTGGTTGCAGGGCATGTAGTACTTCAGCGTGTTGTACGCGTACTCGCTGAACGCCGAGTCGAAGTTCAGCTGGTCGATGCGCGTCTTCTTGTGGAATTCCAGGACGTACTGCACGAACCTCTCGTGGCTCCATCCCCTGAATTCCTGCATGTCCAGTATCTCGTTGCCCCTTCTCACGAACCACCCGAACGCGTCGCGCTCCACGTTGCCCTTCGACAGGTCGGCGCCGGCTATCACCCTCGTGTCCGTCGACGGCTGGTAGTAGCTCGGGAACTCGTCCTCCCGTAGTATGCAGTTGTTGTCCCCGTTCAGGACTATTTCCGCGAGGAGCTCCTGCTTCCGCATCTCCTCCGTCTGTATGGACCGCTCTATGATTTCCAGCTGGCGCTTCGTGAGCGACAGGTTGTCGTATGTCGTCGCCCTGATTATCTTCCAGTCGTCGCTCCCGGGCATAAGCCCCGCGAACCTGTGGTTCCACAGGGAAGTCGAGCGCGGTGTCGTGGCTCCCTTGACGGTCGGGTTCGTGACGTTCGGACCGCGAAGGCACGGACCCAACACGTCCAGGACGTCCAATGGCGCCAGCGCCACCTCGTCCAGCAGGATCGTGTTGATGTCGTCCAGGCCTCGCGCACCGTCCAGGCACTCGTAGCTCGAGCCGTACATCGTCCACGGTCCGTAAGAGGCGCGTATCGGGTTCTGGCAGAACTTGACGGCGTTCTCGAGACCCCACTCCTTCGCACGCAGCCGGACCTGCTTCATGAGCACGTCGCGGAGCGAGTCGTACCTCTGCGCGCATAGGATCAGGTTCTCGCCCTTCAGCAGCTTGATGAGCGCTATTGCCGAGAGGGTGTATGTCTTTCCCGAGCCACGGCCGCAGACCGCGAACGTGAACGGGTTGTCGGAGTTCATCAGCTCCTTCTGGTACGGCATGAGCCTGATGCGGTGCTCTCTCATTCACCAGCGGCGCCTCCGTCCTTCTCACCCTGTTCCGGCTTCGTGAAGTCCTCGATGACGAGCTTCACGGTCTCGGCCTTCTTGACGTCGGCCTTCAGCTGCATGCTGGATTCCGCCTTCTCCTTGTACCCGACGAATTCCGCCATCTTCAGCAGCGGCTCCACGTTCCCGTCCTTTATTCCCTTGAGAAGGGTGCGGTAGAACAACACCTTGCTGATGCGCTCGCGGCGCTTGATGTCGATTCCGAAGTTTTTTAGGGGCTCGTACAGCGAATCGGGGACGTCGATCTCGTCGACCATCGTGCTGCTCATGTCGGCAAACAGGAGGGCTTTCTCGAGCGCCTTCCTCTTCTTGGCCGCAGCGGACTTCTTGGCGAGCTCGACAGCCCGCTCGTGCGTCTTGATGACCTTCAGGTTCGCCGTGCCGATGTGCCTGGTCATGCTACACCCCTTCGGCCTTCACCGCCTTCTCGCCAGTGAGCTGCTCCCACCTGGCTATGATCACGTCGCAGTATTTCGGGTCCAGTTCCATGACGCGCGCCTTCCTTCCGAGCTGCTCGCAGGCTACAACCGTCGTGCCGCTTCCTCCGAAAGTGTCGAGGACTATGTCCCCCCCCCTGCTGCTGTTGGTTATCTGCAGGCCGAAAAGGCGCACCGGTTTCATGGTCGGGTGTTCCCCGTCCTTCGCCGGCATGTTGCAGTCTATCACGGTGGTAGGCAGTTTCTGCTCGTAGATCTTGTGCAGCAGCGCCTTCATGTCGGCTGCCTTCATCTTGTCGATGTCGAGTTCCGCCCCGTCCTCGATTACCGTCGCCTGGTTGCGGCGGTCGATGAAGTACCGGCAGCTGTCCCCGTTCCATCCGTACAGGCACGGCTCGTGTTTCCACTGGTAATGGCTACGGCCCAGCGTGAAATGGTTCTTGTTCCAGACCAGTTCCTGGCGCACCTTGAGCCCGTTGTCGTTCAGGGCGCCCTCGAAGTTCATGTGTTCGCGCGTGGCGAACCAGACGTAGAACGGGCAGCCGTCCGAGAGTACTCCCTTCGCGGCCGCGAACGCCGAGCGCAAGAATTCGCGGAAGGCGCCACCGTCCATGCTGTCGTTCTTGATGGTCATTCCCTGCGAGTTCTCGATGGCCACGTTGTACGGCGGGTCCGTCAGCCAAAGGTTCGCGAGTTCCCCGTCCATGAGCTTCGCCACGTCGGTGCTCTTCGTGCTGTCTCCGCACATGAGCCTGTGCTCGCCAAGTATCCAAATCTCCCCAGGCTTCACGACCGGGTCCGCCTCCTCGGGCACCTCGTCCTCGACCAGTTCCTTCTCTTCGAGCTCTACCGTGAACCCGAATTCAGACATGTCAAAGTCAGAAATGGCCGCAATGTCCCCGAGCTCTCCCGCGAGCAGGTCCTCGTCCCATTCGGCGTATTCCGAGACCTTGTTGTCCGCAAGCCTGAACGCCTTTATTTGCGCGTCCGTGAGGTCGTCCGCGAAGATGCATGGTACTTCTGCCATGCCGAGCGATTTCGCCGCCAGGAGGCGTGTGTGGCCGCAAACGACGACGCGACTGCTGTCAATGATGATGGGGACCTTGAACCCGAATTTTTCGATGCTGGCCTTTACGAACTTGACGGCCTTCTGGTTCTTCCTGGGGTTCTTCTCGTACGGCCGGACTTCCGAAACCGGGAGCATGACGATTTCTTTCGCGGCCTCTCGCACAGAGCGAGGCTGCGAGGATTTCTCTCGCGAAACCTGCACTTTTTCGGCTTTTATGCCGGTTTTTGCAGGCTTTTTACGGATTTCGGGCTTTTTCGGGGAAGATTTCGTCATCAGCGCACCCTGATCTTGACGAGTTCGGTGAGGATAGCCGTGAGGAGCGCCGTCTGGTCCCTGTTGCGGATGATGTGCCCGTAGTCTTCCTCGAGGGCCTTCTCCCATTCCGGCTGCTTCGGCATCTCGGGCGGTTCCTCTGCAGGCACGACGGTCTCGTCCTTGGCCTCCTTGGCCAGGTCTAAATTCTTTGCAACGGATACAAAGGCAGTACTGGCGAGGGCGTCGGCAGCGTCCGGGCTTTCCGGAAGCGTGGTCTTTGTATCTGTGGAAATCTTGGACGCCTTCTTCGGCGCGGTCTTTGTATCTGTGGAAATCTTGGACGCCTTCTTCGGCGCGGTCTTTTTCGTAGTAGCCATGAATGTCTCCCGTATGTGGCAAGGTGCCACAGGGAGAATTTACACGCGCGCGGTGCTCAATTGAACACCGCCGAAAAAGAAAGTTTATTTTGTTGTCACGTTGTGTCGCAGTGTGACGCGATACCGACAAATAAACTGAATACCCACAAAAAAGGCCACGGAGACGCGCTCCATGGCCTGCATTCAATCTTTCGTATGGTCGAGCGGTAGCCGCCCTACTTTTCCGCTACCGACTTCGAGATGAGCTTCACGTCGCTCGCGAGCTTCTTCTCGTAAACCGAGCGCATGGCGTCCATGGACGAGAGGGTTGTCTCCAGCACGCCTGCATGGTCGTTGCTCTTCTCGAGGTCCCTGCGCGCCGTGTTGACGCATACCGTGAGCCAGTCGAGCACGTTCTCGAGCGCGAGGCGCTTGCCCTTGCAGATGGCGAGCTCGATTTCCGAGAACTGGTCGGCGGCGATGGCCATGCCCATCTTCAGCACTTCCTGGTATTCCTTGTGGTCCATGATTTTCTCCTTGCTTAAAACTTGCCTATCTTGGCGAACATCCTCTTGAGCGACGCCTCCACGGCCGCGTCGAATTCCTCGTGTGTCTTCCTGACGCTGGACTGGTACGCCTTCCCGAACAGCTCCTCTACGGTCATGCCGAGGTCGAGCAGCTTGACGCAGACCTCGTATGTCGGGCTCCTGGAACCGGAGGACCACGAGTCGACGGTGCCCTTCTTGATCCCGAGCTTCTGCGCGAGCTCCTCGTGGTCGGAAATTCCGACGCGCCTTATGAATTCCTGGACGTTGACCATGCCGAAAATATATAAAGTAAATTGCACAAAAAGATAAGTTTTTTGTAAAAAGTTGGACTTTTTGTGCAACAATTCGACAAAAAGTGTTATATTTGCGTAAGAATCGACCTAAATCCCGCACCTTGGCGGAACCGGAGAGAGGAAATGGAAACGCTGGGCTACATTTACGAAGTAATACGTCAGGCGCTTGACGGTAAGATGTCCGCCGACGATGCTCTCCTGATGATCCGCGACGCCCTCTCCGAAAATCCCGAATGTAAAAACCCCTCGCGCTCGCATGAGCTGAGCTGAGGGTTATGTACATATAGGGATTACTGGTAAAATGAGTAAAATGGTTATTTACTACTCATTCTACTACTTATACTGATTCTGTTTCTGATACTGAAAGAAGGTTTGGTTTTTTTTGGTTTAAAAAATACCAATTTGGTTTTTATAAAACCAAAATAAACCAAATTGGTTTTATTTGGAAAAGCTAAATAAAAGGGTTAGGTTTTTGTTTTTCACGGCTACGGGAACGCCTTCGCGATGGCGTCGTCGGCGTCCACGTCGAGGATGTGGCCGTAGATGTCCAGCGTCATCTGGATGCTCTCGTGGCGCATCAGCGTCTGCACCACCTTCACGTTCACGTCCGCCCTGATGAGGTTCGAACCGAACGAATGGCGGAACCGGTGCGCGTGCGCCTTCCCCAGGAAACCTTCCGGGATTGCCTTCTTGGCCGTCTTCTTGATGGAGTGCGCGCTGCACCGCAGCTTCTCCCAGTTTCCTCCCGATTTCTCGAACCTCTCGATCTCCCTGCGCAGCCTCGGGCACAGCGGCAGCTTCGCCGGCTTGTCCCCCTTGCCGACCAGGTGGATGTACCCGTCGTGTATCTTTTCCGGGCGCATTGACACCGCCTCGCTCTTTCGCAGCCCGGCAAACGCCATGAACGCCCACGCGAGCCTAGTCTCCGGGTTCGGCGCCATCGCCACCATCCTGTCTATCTGCTCCGCAGTCCAGAAGTGCCTGATCGGCTTCACGCGCTTGCGACGCGGTATCGCCCTCGCCACAGGGTTCCCCGGTATGGCCTCCAGGACGTTCACCACGAAATTGAAGAACGAGCTCGCGATTGTCCTGTTGTTGTTGTACGTCGTCGCGTTCTTGCTGTCGTTCTCGGCCAGGAAAGCCTCCGACAGCTCACTGTTGCGTATCTCCTGGAGTGGCCGCCCGTACAGCGGCTCGAACGCCTTCAGCGCGTTCAGGAACACGTCGATGCTCCCCTCCTTCGTCCCCTTCGCCCTCTGGAACTTCTCGTACCGTTCCACCGCCTCGCCGAGCGTCATCGGCTTCTCGGCCGTCCTCTCGTCGAACGAGCCGTCCCTGATGCGCGCCTGGAGCAGCGCCTTCGCCTCCGCCTTCGACGACGTGCCGAGGCTGAAGTAATGCACCGCCCCTGGCCTCGACGGGTCGGGGACGCGGGCGTACCACGTGAGCACGCCCTTCGACTTGTTGCGCTGGACGATAGTTATGGCCATCTTGTCCTATCGGGTCTTCTTCGCCTTGATGGTGTGGAACGCGACCCAGTTCCGCAGGGCGGTCGGGCTGAAAAGGTCGCCGCCCGGGTGGCGGAAGACCTCGAGCGTCCCGTCGTTGATGTAGTCGCTGATCTTGTTCCGGCCGCAGTCCATCATCTTCATGGCGCCGGACACAGTATAGTAAAGTTCCCCGAGGACGAACTTCACGTCCTTGTCCTCGAGCTGGACATTGTTCTGTGTAATCATGTTCTGGCCTCCTTCAGGAATTTTTTCGGCATCACCACGTGGCGCTCGATGTAGCGGTCTATCCATTCCGGGAGGAAGTACTTCCCCTTGCCGTAGTCCAGGTACTGGATGGCCCTGTTCTGCATCTCCCTCTGCAGGGTGCGCTTGGAGCGTCCAGTGAGCTTGACCGCCGCGTCGAAGTCGTAGTAGAGCTGGTTGTTGATGAGCACGTTCGGCTTGATTCTGGGTTGTGTCTGCTGTTCCATTCTTCATTCCTCTATTCCTTTCGGTGATTACCTGCGCCCCGGGTGGTTCGGGCACGCGTCCCACTCGTGCGCCTCCTGCATCCATCCCGGCTTCAGGGTGGGGAGTATCGCCAGGGCCTCGGCGCGTTCCGACGCGGTGACCTCGCGCTTGTCTCGCGGCCCCATGTAGTAGTGGGTAAGCCCGAGGGCCACGGCCTCGCATATCTTGAATTCGTGCTTCGTCATTTTTTCATTTTCTCCTTTACGGCTTTTCAATGAATTGGGCGCCATTTTACCACCTTCAAGTCCCTCACCATCTCCCGTTCAGCGATTATGCTGAAGGCCCACAGATGGCTAGACTTGTTGAACTTGGCCACGGCCGGTATGTCATATTCCTTGTTGTCGACCCTGTTCTGCATCTTGACAAGCACCCAGCCATAATTGCATTTGTAGTACTTCTCGCCGGGGTTCTCCGTGTTCACGTCGCAGTCGTTCCACGTCGTGAAATCCTTCACGACCTCATTCATGGTTCTCACCTGGATGTCGTCCACGAGGGCCCGGAGTTCTTCCGGGGTCTTGCACATGTAGCGACGGGCGACGTTCTGGTATTTTATGAGTTCCCCCTCTTCGTCGTAGTACTTCCTTCTTTTTTCAATAATATGCATGTTTATGATGTGCTGCAGGTCGTAGCGCATCTGCTTTTCTTCACTGTACTGGATTCTGTACTGCAGGCATTTGCCCAGCAAAAAGCAGATGGCGAAAATCATGACGCATATGCAGATAAAACCGTATTCCGATAAATAGTTCATTTTTCCTCCATGAGTTTCTTTGCTGCGTCCTTGGCCCAGTTAGACACGTCGTCCATTTCGTCGTTAAGCGTAAACGGAAGCGTAAACGGCAGAACGTGAAGCCCACACCCTCTCCCCATCATCGGGCCGAATTTTTGCCCCTTCAATGGAGCAGTCCTTTTGACCTTGCGCTTTTTCATCATTCCTCCCACGTAATCACGAAATACTTTTTGCCAGGTTCAGCTCCCCATTCGGGCTTGCCTTCACCGATTCGAATTTTTGGGTTGTTACTTTGTCAAATCCGTTTATCATGTTTTTTTCTCCTTGTTAAAGGTGTGTGAGCACTCGGCCCACGCAGATGTTCCTGTTGTGCTTCCTGATGATGTACGGGGTGATTATCGTCTCGCAGAAGTACGAAACGATGGAACGCTGCAGGTTCGGCGTCTTCATGATCTCGTCGACGTAGGCGAATTCCTCCTCCATCATCTCCTTGTACTTCTGCGGCTTTACGAGCATCATGTTGCACCCGAAGTGCGTTGTGGCGTTCGCCTGCTCGCGCAGTTCCGGGAAGCGCTCGACCCATTCCTTCGCCTGCTCGAGGTAGTTCAGCCCGTGGCGGGAGCAGTGCGCGAGGACGGACAGGTTCGTGTCGCTGCCGTACGGCCCGTGCTCGGGTTTAACGACGATGTCGTACACGGACAGCAGCTCCCTGATGAAGGCGTCCGAGAAGTCGAAGGCGCGGCGGTAGTGTTCCAGGCCCACGTAGGGGTCGTTCCTGAACCTGTCGAAGTTCTGGAGGATGTACCTGTGGCCGCACATCTCGTTGTAGTAGACGTTGTCCGGGTCGTCCTCGGTGTGGAAAATGGTCTTGTTGGGTCCCGTGAAGTGGAACGTGTCGTTCCTGCTTCCTACGATTACAATCATGCGTTTCTCCTTGGTGTTAAAGTCCAACCATGCGCCACCGCAGTGACGCAGGTGTTGGGCTCTAGCCCTACTTCTTCGGCGGGCGCTTGCCGCCGGTCTTCTTACCGCCACAGGGCATGGTATACCTCCTTCTTGGTTGATGGTTATACGGTGTGAGTTCCTTCTACGCCACGGTTCTCGCGGCCCATCGTGCGCTTGCGAAGCCACAGAAGGGCCTCCTCCAGCTTCGTGATGGCGCAGGCGTTCTCGCGGCACTTGAATTCGCTGTTCTGGAAGCCTTCGAGGCGGCGGATCACCATCACGAGGAGGTCTTCGTTGCAGACGCCGTTTACGCCACACTCCTTGATGGGGCCTTCCTGGAAGTGGATGCAGGAGAGAACTTCCTGCGATTCCTTCGCTACGACCTGGAAACGGTGCGGGGCGTTGTAGTTGAAGTTCGCTTCTTCGTAGACCTTCGTGTACTTTGTCGTGAGCAGGTCGTGCGTCGTTTCTACGAATTCGACTCGTCTCGGTTCGCTCTTGGCACTCCATTCTGTATCGTGGATGTCGTAGGTCTTTTCAAAGAGGTCGGGCTTGCAGGGATAAAGTTCACCATCAATTTGACGGATTACGTAATCGCCTACTGCAACGT